TAGAACTGGGAGGAGTAAGCATTTTGATATAGTCCTCTATGCTCTTTGAAGTAACTCCCGCGCCAGCTATGATTGCGCCTGAAGCATTTGAAGTCGGAATCGTAGGAGTAGATATCGGAGTTGCCGGAGTAGCTCCCGTGGGAGTGATAGTTGAAGTTGTAGAAGTTGGAGTTCCCCAAGTAATTCCCATCGCGTTGGCAACTTCAAATTGATATTGCGCAGGAACTTTCGTATTGACCCAATTCTGCATATAAGCGTTTCCTTGTCCGCTTTGTTGAACTTGTTTGCCGAAATCTATCCAGGTCTGCTTTTCCGCCGCCTTTCTTGCCGCCTCTTGTTGCGCCGCTTGTTGTTGCGCTTGCATATTCGCTAAATCGGAAGCGCTTAATTGACCGCTTGTTGATGTTGGAGTTGGGGTGATAGTTGGAGTGATAGTTAATGCGACGGGAGCAAGAGTGGGAGTGGACGGTCCGGCATTATAAATATCCTTCTGCCCCGATGTGAGAGAAGCATAACCCTTTTCTGCGACCTGTTTTGCGATTGTTGCGTAATCCATATTTATTTTTTAATTGCCTTTAACTGATTTTGTAAATCCAAGATTGTTTTATTTTGCTCTTCAATTTTATCTAAAATTATTTCCTGAATTATATGTTGAGAATTTTTTCCATTTTCAATTTCATTCTTTGTCGGTTTCCGATTTAAGAACTTTTCCAGTTTCTCACTTATTTTTTCTGATGTGATTATTGTGTCCATATTATAAACTCAACGGATAATATCTTACTAAACCCGCCGACCCTGCGGTGCCAACAGTTCCAATACTACCGTCATAACCAGCACTTCCTCCTTTTAATCCTTTAGCCCCTGCCGTTCCACCAGTCCCACCAGAAGCACTTATTGTGCCACTATTTGTTAGTGTGTTATAAACCAAAATTAACTGTCCGCCATCTCCACCTGTTCCACCACTGCCACCACCACCTCCACCAGCGTCATAATCGCTTCCCATAGAATAACCATTACCTCCATTTCCTCCGTTTCCTCCTACTCCACCAACTGTTCTTAAAATTCCTGTGCTTTCAATTATTATAATTCTTGCGTAAATTGCTATTATTCCACCAACTCCGCCGCTTCCGCCTCCGCCTCCGCCTCCACCACCGCCAGCAGAATGAATAATGTTTCCGTTATACGCACTACCGCCACCGCCACCTCCGCCAGAACCTGCTGAACCTGCCGAATTATCAAACTTTGAAGTTGAACCATCTGTATTTATATCAAGCAAAGTCGCAAGATGCCAGTTAGCGATAAGTTTTACATTTGACGCAGTTACACCTCCCGCGCTTCCACCAGCACCACCACTGCCTCCAGCCTTACTGCCACCAACACTTGACCCTGCTCCTCCATTCGCTCCCACAACACCTCCCACGCCATTACTCCCAATAGAATTAGTTGGATTGGTTGCATTATTATTTGCACCAACACTTCCAGCGGCTCCGCCGCCACTATAACCGACTCCGCCTAATCCGCCAGCACCGCCAGCAACTCCAGCAATAGCACCTTTCAAATATCCATCTGATAATGCTGGTGTTCCTGCTGAACCCGCAGAACCTGCGCTTCCTGAAGCATCATAACCTCCGTTTCCGCCATTACCTGCATTTCCGCCCGCATTCCCATCTCTCGCCAAAATCCCTCCCGCTTTTATCGTTAAAGTTCCGGTGCAGAAAACCCTGTATCCCGCGGGATTAAAAGTGTGTCCGTTGTTTATTGTTAAATCGGTATAATATTTATCCGCAGTCAAAGTTACATTTCCCGTAGTGGATAAAGCCCCATCAGAGCCATCGCCGAAAGAAAAGAGTCCGTAATCATTCATTGTGTATTGAACGGAAGAACCGCCGATTTTTATCGCTTTATAAACCGTATTTCCTAAAGAATCTATTGTGGCAATTAGTTGCGTCCCTGCCAGAATTGAACCTCCGATAACGGAAACATTATTGTTGGCGATTTCTTCCGGTATGAAATTCGTTTCTAAATTTTCGGGTGTTATTTCCATCAGCGTAAAATTACACTTTTAAGTTCACAACTGGTAGTCGTTCCCGTTAAATAAACCTTTAATTGAATATTTTCACAGATGGGAATATCTATGGAAGTCGTGCCTTTTTGGAATAAAGGATTCATAGAGATTTTCGCACCGAAAGTTGCATAATCCCAAGTGCCAAGATTGATAAAAGCAGAAGTCAAATCAGTCCGGTAATCAACCTTAATTCCTTCATCCGTTCTCAAGGGTCTTACAAGTTGAAATTCTATCTCCGTGAACTTGCGGGGTTGTTTTGTAGTTCCGACATTATAGAAAGGAGAAATGAAAAAAGCCGAGTAAGAAGTGTTATAAGCCGCGACATTAGTTAAATCAATTCCATAAGTTGCCGCGTCTTTCCAGCCGATTGTCAAAGAATCTCTGGTAATCCCCAATAGACTCCCGATTTTGACATTAGTTGTCGCTCCGAAGTTGCCAGAACTAATGCCGTGTTCCATTGCCAGAATCGTTCCCGAACCTGTAATTGAAAGAGAATAAACTCCGCATCCGTCTATCGTTGTGGCAGTTCCTCCTCCACTGACTCCGAAGAATGGTCTGCCCTTGTAGTTAATAATCGCTCCCGGATAAGTTTCAAAATACTTTCCTCCTGAAATATCGGCAATAGTCGAAGGTATCTGGGCTATGGGAACGGCATTGACTCCATCGCTTCGGTAAATCTTGCCTTCTATTCCAGCCATAATAATCAGATAATTCCCATTATTAAGCATCCCGTGTATTCCGTGTTCGGCTATCTGAACAGGTTGACCGAAAGATGGAGAACTTCTATCCCAAGGAAAGATGTCAGCCACTCTTAAGTCATAAATATTTGTTCCCATCCAAGTTCCGCACATTAGGTTATTTCCAAGTTCTTCTAAACACTTAATCCGATAATTTGGAGGAAGGTCTAAAGCCTGTTGGATGTAAGTATAAGTAGCTCCAGTTCCCGGCGCGAAAGTCTGTCCCGTATTCTCATCCAACGAAGCCACATATCTTCCGGCTCCAATATAAAGTTTATTGTCGTTTTTACTCACTAACATAGGATGCCACAAGACATCTGAATCTAATGCCGAACCTTCCCAATCCAAAGACCAATTAGCATTAGTAATCCCCGTAGCAGTTCCATCTCCGCAGACATCTATTTTGGTATCAAGAGCGACAAATAAGTAATTCTTCCAGATAGCCAGTCCGTTTCCGTGTCCTCCTGCGGTGAAGTTTTCCATCAAAGTCCAAGTCGCCCCGCTATTGGCAGATTTATAAATCTTGCCTCCATCGTCTAAAGCGTAAATTTCCGCGGGCGTGGCGGGATTCTTGACCATCCATTTAACAAGTCCGACTACCGTAGTGGATTTCTTGACTGCGGGATTATTGAGTTTAACGATTCCCGGAATGGAAAAAATATCAAGATTTCTTATATCCGCTATTCCCGTATGGGCTGACGGAGCTATGCCTGTGCGTGGAGCTGTGATAATTAAATCCATTTTATTTACACGATTCCATACTAGGTGATAATCTTGCTCTGTTTGTTTTCAAATAAGAATGTGCCCCGGATTGAGTTCCCGTAGTAACGATGGGGTCGCCGCCTTTACTTGCCGAAATCTGAAAAGTATCAGCGGTGATTCCGTTGTAAACGACATAGTAAGTGGTTTTTACGGCAAGACCTGTAGGCAATGCTCCTGTAGTTTCCAAAACAATCGTATCATCCGTATAAAGTTCGTGGGCAGTGGAACTAAATACGGCGGGGTCGGCTACTGTTACCGTGAAAACTGTGAAATTATATTTTGAAAAGTTCATTATTTCTCTTTTTTTTAACTAATAAAATTCCTCATTCCAGCATTCCGTTTACAAGCCGAAATGCTGAAGGAAGAATCTATTTACCATTTAGCCGAGGCTCTGCAGCTTTTCGTTCCGGCGGTCACTGTCGTAACGGAACATCTAACCGCGTAAGGAACTTCCTGCATAAAGTATATTGCCGTGGTCGATGTAAGTCCGTCTAAAGTAACAGTCGTAGTCGCCGTGAGGGAAGCATCGTTTGCCAGAAGATGATTAAAGTCATACCAGTTCGTTCCATCGTCGGACAAATCAACGCTGAAAGTCGTGGTTCCCGTGGTGGTAAAGAAGAATGTCACTTCCTCCGCTCCTGCGGTGACAAAATATCCATTATCCTTGCGTCCGTCGGAAGTCCACCAAGGCGTAATGCTGGTGGAATTGGCGGTAGTGGTCGTCGAATAATAAGTCTGATTCGTGGAAGTGGCGAAGAAAGTATAGTTCTGGTAATCACTGGAAGGAACGGCAATCTGTTTGGCGATGTTTCCGAACGCGAAGCGGTCTAAACTGAACAATACTAACCCAAGTATGGCGACCGCTATTCCTATTGTTAGTTTTTTGTTCATTTTAGTCAGCGTCATTTAATTCCCTTATAGCGCAAACGATGTCCACATTAAGGGCGCTTCTGTAGTAAGCGTTCCAACAAGTCAATACCGCGTATTCATCATTATCAATGACATCATCGTTGGTAGAATCGCCGACTAAATACATCCCCCCTCCCTTGACGATAGTGAGAGTGGCGGTGGCGGTGGATGTCGCGTTGTGGAATATCCATTCCCTCGTATCTCCGTCGTTTGGAAGAAATCCCAACATCGTGCTAGTCGCGGGAAGCGTATAGGTAAACGCGGCGACATTGGACATTAAGTCAATAGTTCCATAAGAATTCATATCAGATGCCTTCAATGTCGTGGCGGTTCCGGATGTCGAGGTAGCTAATACCGGTTGATTCCAAGTAATAGTTTTATGGAACCTCATCGGGAATATCACGTCGGGACCGCTCAATGCTCCAAGTTCAGAAGTCGGCAATTCGACTTTTACATTAACCGGTCTCACGAGAGCCAAGCCGGCCACTATCAGGGCGGCTACGGCAATCACGGAAACGGCTATCAAAATTTTATTCATTGTCGTTTAATTAGGTTAATAATCAGAGAGTCGCAAGATGCTTTTCCAAAGCGGCTTTCTTGTGCTCATACTTAACAGGATTTTTAAGTTTGTAGGATTCCATCAATTTCAGAAACTTCTCCCGCGTTTCCGAGTTTTTAACAGGCCCGTTAATGGTCATCTCTACTTTTACCGGTTCCACCGGTTTTTTTTCTGTTTTTTTCATACAGTGTTGGCTTTTGGCCAGTTAGGGGAGGGCGGGAATGGTGCTGGCCGCCCTCCGTTAACCGGCCAAATAGCCGGTTAAACTATTAAGCTAAGGTGATGTCAATCGTAAGAGCGACTTTCTGCGCCCAGAGGCAGAATCCGAAATTCATCCAAGCGACAATTTCCTTACCTGTCTTTCCCGAAACTGATTTCTCTTCATAATGCGCTCCACCGGGGGTTGCAAAAGTAGCTACACCTTTGACTCCGAATACGCGATGTCCTGAATTGGTAACCGAACCTTTAGTGCCGATTGAAGCCGAAACGAATGTGCCAGACCGGACAACATAAATGTCAACTCCCATAAAGTTGCCGATAAGTCCGTTGTTCAAGACAGCATCCGCGAAAGAGAAGCCGGAAGCCGCTCCTGCCTGAATGATTCCGGAAACATCCGTGTTTTCTACGACTATATAAAGACCCTTATAAACATCCGAATATCCTGCGACTAATCCGATAAGTTCAGAAAAGATTATCGGGATATTCGCGGCTGTCGTGAATCCGCCTGCCGGGGTGTTGTAAGGAGTATCCGTCGCGTCTTCCGTCAACCAATTAAGAGCATAATAATCAACTCCGTAGGCGACTGCGTAGGCCAATTCGTCCATTCTTGAAGCCATTATGTCGTAAGTTGACATTGACTGCTCAAATTCAAAAACATGATTGGCGCAAATTACTTGGTCGGTTACCGTCAAAGCGTCATTCATGTTAGTCCATGCTGAAATCGTGTAAGTACCTGCAATCGTCGCTATGGCCGCAGTTTCCTGTCCGGCATAGGGATTGTGGATGTAGAACGATTCCGAAGTGTCGTGCTGGCAGATTTTTTCGCAGACTAATGAATTGCGAAGAACCTGTTGCATAGTGGAAGAAAAATACTTAATCCTCCACTGTTGTGTTGCTTCTGTGTTCAAAGTAGTAAATTCTTTTTCCCCTTTTACGATTATTTGTTATATAACCGCAAAAGTTTCAAAGAACCTAGTTAATAATAATTCACCACTCACGCACCACTCTGAACACCATTCTCGGAATTACTTTCTTTTAAGTTTTTCCGCCATTCTTGCTTCTGCTAACTTTTCGATATCCTCGTCTTTTTCGGGAAGCTGTCCTTGTTTCGCTCTTTGAATCAAGGTATCTCCCGTTATTGTCGTAGAAGCTCTTGAACTTCCGGTATTGGAAGCGGCGGCTGACCGTCTTTCTTCCAGTCGGAGTTTCAGAATACTCTGCATTTCAGACGTTTTTTTGGCTTCGGCGACTGTTATATTCTTAAATTTCGCCCAACCAACAACTTCTTCGACATCTTCGTCGGGGACATCGGATAAGGCGCGAATATCGGATAAAGAGTATTCCGGTTTAGGGAGTTCTTTTTCCTCTTTCTTGCCTTTTTCGGCCTCCAAAGCTTTTAATTCTTTTTCAGCTTTTTCAGCACGAATCCTATAATTTTTAATCAATTCATCCTTTTTCTCGGTTTGAGAGTCCGATTCCTCTGAAGAAGTTTTAGAAGTTTCTTCACCTTCGTCTTGATTTAAGGAGTCAAGATTCTCCTGTTTGTTATTCTCCATAGAATGTTTTTAGGGGTTAACTTCTCCCCAATTAACTAATAATTTTTGTTCTTTATCGCGCGCTGTCTTTTTGTAAACGAACTTTCTTCTCTGCGGGCGTTTCTTCTTTTGTGTTGGCTATACTCTGCAATTCTATGAACATCCTGTTCATATGATTAACCATCAAGTTTCTTGACCGCACCAGATTAGCCGCTTGTTGGTCCGGCATATTGTCGGCTTGAATCATCCCGTAAATATCCTGTAGAAATCCCATCGGCGCGTTGTAATCCATCGGAGGAAGAAAGAATTTCCTCATCAATTTCAGGCGGTAATCGTTATCCTTGAACATCGCTTTCAGTTCTCTGACTTCATCTTCGGTAAATCTCGGTTGTTGAGCGTTCATTTCGTATTGTCTTTTTATTTCATCAATCATAATTTTATTTTGCTATTTGTTCGACCCCCGCAGTTCCAGCACCATAAACCGGCGAAGGTTGAGCGGCCATCGTGCTTAATTCAACAGGTGAAATCGTCCCTGTCTGATTCATAATTTTATTAAATACAAGTCTTTCATCGGGTGTCATTGGTCTACCTGCAAAACTTGCAATAGTTTGAAGTGTTGAACTCAAAGAAGTTAAAATCGCTTGTTTATCAGCAGGCTCGTTAGTTATTCCAACTTCAGCATTCCACTCAATATCCTTAAAAACTTCTTTCCAACTTACTTTATCGGGACTGAAAGACCGCATATTTCCCATAGGAGCAAGTCCTTCTCTGATTTTCGTTTCTTCAATTCCCTTGTTGAACATTTCGGGAATCTCGCCGTTTAGGATTTTCTCTTTCGCTTTCTGATTGTAATTCCTGATTGCCTGATTCGGAATATACATCGCGTCTATTTTCTTGATGTCGCTGTCTTTTAAGACGGCCATCACTTCTTCTTTGGTGTCAAGTTTCGTTTTTAAATGAGGAATTGCGAACCGCCTCAACATTTCTTCAAGATACAAACCTTTGCTTTCGGTCATTATCTCGAACAAAGACCCCGCTTGCGCTCCCAGAAACGCGCCGAGAGAATAAGGAGTCCCGGAAGGCATAGTATTCCCCCTCAAAGAATCGGGAGTCGAGGTTATTTCCATCGCCAGCGCTTTCCATTGACCGGCAAAGTTCTGCAACTGCGTAATGTCGGCTTTGTAAAGATTCGCCTGTATAAGAGGCATATTCTCTTTGTGAATCAGTATCTCGCCCGTTTCTATCGCGTTTAATACATTTCTGCCTTGAAACGAACCATCGGCGGTCTGAAGTATCAGCTTGGAAGTTATGTCCAAAGTATCTTTCATATTTTTCATCGAGTGGTTTTGCATCCATTGAGGGTCAAACAGATACTCGACGGCTCCGATAGACATAATCCGTCCTTCCTCCTTGATGAGATGAGTCAGAAGATACTGGTCGCCTTTTAACCTGCCTTTATAAAGAGTGAAGTCGTCAAAAGTCTTAGTTTCTTTGTTTTTTGTAAAAGAGATTATATGTTTTTGCCAGCAATAATCATTCCAATCGTCGTCTTTCGGTTTGTCTTTCAGCAGCGCCACGGGCAATTCTCCCGTCACCTCAAAGAGTTCAATAAATTCGGCGAGATTATCTTTCTTCGTTGTTTTGTCGTTCTTGCGCGACACGAGAGAGTCAATAAGATTTTCCGCTTCTTCTTTGTCTATCTCCGGCATCCGCAGAAGTTGAGCGGGAGTTTTATAAATCCTTTCTATTCTCGGAAGAGCTTCAAAGTCAACGGCATCGGTTATCATCCGGTTCCAAGGGATAACGGAAGGAATCAGCTCTCCGTCTTTTTCAACGAACTTCACTATCGCCGAACCGAATTGAGCAAGCACGCGTCCCCATTCGTTCAGGAAGACTCCGAATTTGCTCTTGTTCATCCATTCCTGAAGTTTCACGGTAGCGAGAAAACAGGCGATGGTATCGGAGTTTTTGGTAGGTCTGATAATTACATCCTTGCGGTCTAAATCCGTAGCCCGATACCAGATATTAACGGCGGCCGTAATGATGTTGAAAAACGGCTTATCCCTTCCTAGGGAATCTTTATCGCCCGTCGTGTGTTTTGAATTAAGATAAGCGATTATACGCTCAACCGTATCGCGATGACTGAAAGAAACAAACTCACCCAGTTGAGTCTGGCCAATTTGATAGTTTTCTTCACCGCGTCTGACGATTTGTGGAACCGTTTCCTTAATCATTTGCGTTTTCTTTTTTTATTTTTTAATTCTCCGGCAAAAGATTTGCCATTAAGAAAACAGATGTGAATGTAAAGATTCGCATTTATCCTTTTAGTCCTTATCCTGCCACCATTTTTTACGCAATTATCAAAACCAATGGGCATATTTTTTTATTATTAAAACAAATAAAAGCCACCTTTCAGTGGCTTTCCGTGTGTTCGGAGTGAGCCTATTTATTCAATTATTTTCAGTATAGCAAATCCACGAATTATGTCAATAGGCAGTTATCCACAGGAGGTATATTTAATTCCCGATGATGGTATTCGTCTATGCTTTTTATCTTTCCCCTCTTGTTGTAATTCAAATGAACGCTTCCGTTCTTCATAGCTATCCTGCGAAGTTCTATGAATAATTGTTGTTCATCCTCATCAAGTTCTATCATTGCTTTTCCCATTTCGCGCACAATTCCTTAACTTTGGCCGGCGACCAGTCTCCCAGATAATCAAACTTTTCTATCAGCCATTGTATAGGATATTTCTGTAATGGCCATTTGTTCCCCAAAAACAATTCCCTTGAATGTTTTTGAACCTCAAGAATCTTGTCTATCGGGTTCTCATAAGGGAAAGTTCTGAACCAGTGGGAGTAAAAGCAGTTTCGGGTGCTTATAATCCTTCCGCCGCTTAACCAAACCTTGCAAGACACTTCTGTCCCTTGCTGTCCCCAGTTCCCGAACTTCTCATCGCAGACATTAAGCCTGAAGTAGTCCTCTTTGGAAATCATAAAGCAAGAACCCTGTATGGACATAGTCTCGGTTTCAAAATGTTCTTCGTCCTGTTCTTCGCAGTATTGAAAATGAAGGTTTGTGTCAAAATAATAATTAGTCATTACCGGTTTAGGTATTGGCCGCCAGATTAACTCTTTTTTCATCTCGCCTCCGCACTCACATTTCATTTCCTTGTCTTCAAACTGCTTGCCGTTCTTCCGGTGTCCTTTATCACAGACCCAATCATAAACGTGAAGATTGGTCAAGGCCGGCACAACTACAGTCGCTTCTTTAGCGAGTTTTAGAAGTTCAACGTCGAATCCTTGCGACAAGGAACAATGAGCATCAAGTTTCATCAGGTAGTCGCCTGTTGCCTTTTGAGCCAATTTATTCGTTAACGCGCGCTGACCGAGAGGAATAACATCTTCTTCCCACAAGATTTCAACATCGCCTTCCGCGTGTTTGTTAATATCGTCTATCGTGTTCTGGAGATATTCCTCTTGCCTTGCGGGAATTAAAATGCTTAATTTACTCATTTTGTCTCATTTAACTTTGCTCTGCTCATATTTCGCGTAAATTGCTGTTCCTGCTTTTCCGCCATTCCAATATCTTCTTGGAAAATTTGAAGTTGATAAGCGACCGCATCCAATGTATCGTCATTCTTTCCGAAAGGAAAATTAAATTGTTCCTCTTCCAAAGACACGCATTGTCCTCTCACGTGTCTAACCGAACCGCTTGCGTATCTTGGTATCAATCCCCTTATTCTCACTTCTTTATTTGTCTGCTTATGCAGAAGTTCTTTAATCGGAAGAAAAACGCCCCGCTTCCTCTGCTCCGCGTCAAGAAAAGGTTTCAATCCATCCGTGTATGCCGTCTTTTCAATTCCGATAGTTATGTATTTTCTCTTCCTGTAAAGCGTAAAAATGTTGTCAACCAACTCATCGGCGTTAAGTCTTGACCTCCAAGCTCGCAGATTCCAAAAATTTTCCTTGTCTACCTCATTGTCACAGAATCCGCAATAATCAGCTTGGTCTCGTTTTGAAAGAGCCGTGTCTATCGTCAGATATTTGTTCGTTGATTTCTTTTCAAGTTCTTCTTCGGTGATGTATTTATACCATTCAGGCTTAAACTCCTGCTTCTCCGTAAGAATAGGCGAACCCATATAGAGACTGGCGAAGTCATACGGCCCTATTGTGCCTCTAATGCCCTCCAGCACGTTTAAATCATATCTTTCGGGCCAGAGTGCCTTTCCGTCTTTTATCGCGGGAAAATGGATTACTTTACACTTATTTTTAAGCTCCTCATTTTCAAGGATTCTCCCGGCCAAATCGTCAATATGCCATCGTGTAAGGATAAC